TTCTACCGACTTTAGGTCGGTAGTCGAGCCAATCCTGAACGAGATCTTCGACGGCGTTTACGATCAACGCGCCGACGAGTGGCGTCAGGTCTTCAAAGAGCGTCCCGGTATCAAGCGCGCGTACCATGAGGAGCCGGTTCTTTACGGCTTCCCGGCCGCGCCCGAGATCCCGGATGGCACTCCGGTCACGTACCAGGGTGGCGGTGTCCTCTTCATCTACCGCTACGTCTATCGCGTGTACGGTCTTGCCTTCGCGCTCACGAAGATCCTGGTCGAGGACGGCGATCACATCCAGATCGGCAAGATCTACTCCGAGCATCTCGCTCAGAGCATGATCGAGACGAAGGAGACTCTCTGCGCCAACATCCTGAATCGCGCCTTCAACGGTGCGTTCCTGGGTGGCGATGGCGTGGCTCTCAACGTCACCAACCATCCGATCGTGGGCGGTACGTTCTCGAATCTGCTGTCGACCCCCGCTGCGATGTCGCAGACGTCGATGGAGCAGATGCTCATCCAGATCCGCAACGCCGTCGACAACAACGGCAAGCGCATCCGGTTGCAGCCGCTCAAGATCGTGACCGGACCGAGCAACATCTTCCAGGCGGAGGTGATCCTCAAGTCGGTGCTGCGCACGGGTGCAGCCAACAACGACATCAACCCCATCAAGTCGATGGGCTTGCTCGCTGAGGGTCAAGCGAATCTCTCGCGTATCACGTCGACGACGGCGTGGTGGGTGGGAACGAACGCGCCCTTCGGCTTGCAGTTGATGATGCGGCGGTCGCTCGAGAAGTCGATGGAAGGCGACTTCGAGACGGACAGCATGCGGTACAAGTCGACCGAACGGTATTGGCCGTGGTGGACGGATCCGCGGGCGGTCTACGGCACGCCGGGTCTCTAATCTCGCGTTTCTGAAAACTCCCCTTCCCTGTGAGACGTAAATCGCAGGGGAGGGGTTCGGATGTAAACGAACTGCTTAGGAGTCTCACATGCCTTTGATCGACAATCTGGTCACTCGCTTTCCGAACGGTGTCACCAACCTCCCGGTCAGCGACATCTTCAACTCTCTCAACGAGCCCGATCCGTCCATCTACGTTCGGGACTTCGATGATTTTGTCAACTACCTCGTCACGGATTGGAACGCGGTCAGCGGCGTCGGCACGCCGGTTCGCGCGGTCCAGGCGGGGTTCGGTGGTCTGCTTCGAGTCCAGACCTCAGCGGCGAGCGGAGACAACAGCTATCTCCAGCGCAACAACCCGAACTTCCAGGTCATCACTGGGACGACGCCCAAGCCGTTCTACTTCGAGTGTCGGATCGCGCAGACGGACGATGCGACCAACGGCGTGTTCGTCGCGGGGCTCCAGATCGCGGTCGCGGCGAACAACTTCTTGACGCCGGTCAACGGTATCTTCTTCCGGAAGTCCGCGGCGCAGACTGGCCTCGAGCTGGTCAGTCGCGCGGCATCGGTCGAGACCACGACGGGCAACATCTTCACGATCGTTGCAGCGACGGCGTACAAGTTCCAGTTCTTCTTCGACGGCATCGATTCCTTGTGGGCCGCTGTCAATGGCAACACGCTCGCGAAGCTCACGCCCGCGGCGCTGCCTTCGGTGCTCATGGGTCCGACTGTCGGTATCCAGGCGGGTACGGCGGTGGTGAGGAACATGGACATCGATCAGTTGCTCACTCTCCAGGAGCGTTAGGATGAGAACCGTACGGCTGACGACTAGCGGAGTCAGCACGAGCGCGGTCTGCCCCCTCGATCAGTACTTGAATCCGACGAGCGTTGCGCTCGGACTGATTATCAACGGGGCCGCGACGTGTACGGTGGAATACACCTACGACGACGTTTGGGCTTCGACTTTCAACCCTGGGACGGCGACGTGGTTCCCACATCCAACGCTGACGGCCAAGTCTGCGAACTCGGATGGGAACTTTGCGTTCCCGCCGAAGGGCGTTCGCTTGAACCAGACAGCAGGAGCGGGTAGCGCGACTCTAGTCGTAGATCAAGCTGGCGCAGTCAGCTAGTTAGGAGATCAACATGATTGCGTCAGGAGTCAGCAGCTCGGGACTCGAGCAACTGCTCGGGCTCTTGAACGACCCTGAGCGGTTCAAAGCAGCTCTGCTCGAGCTGCAAACCGCGGCGAAGAATGCGGAGGATCTCATTGCGCTTGCTGCCCCAGCGAGCGAGATCCCCGTGCTGCGCGAGGAACTGCGTAAGCAGGCAGCGCAACGAGATGAGCTGCTCAAGACAGCTCAGGCGGAATCGTCTCGTCTCATCGACGAGGCTCACCGTTCGGCGGGCGAGATCGTCGAGACAGCTCAGAACGAAGCCACGCAGCTCCGCGGCCAAGCTCAGGCAGAGCACAGCAGGGCAGCGAGCACTCGAGCCGAGGCGGATCGGCTGCACAACGCAGCGATCGAGTTCCACCAAGGGGTCAGCCGCCGCGAAGAGACGCTCAAGGACGTCGACAAGTCGCTCACAGCTCGAGAGCAGAGCGTGACCGATCGCGAGAAAGGTGTGGCCGTCGAACGTGATCGCCTAGCGGGGCTCGCGAAGCAACTGCAAGCAGCTCTGGGGTAGCACGGTGTCGCAGCCAAATGGAATGGGCACAGCGGGGATCGTAGCGGTCCCCATCCCTCCGAATGGCCCGCCCGGAGACGTGCTGACGAAAGTCACCGCCGCCGACTACGACATGGATTGGATGCCGGGGGGCGGCGGAGGCGGAGCTGTCTGGGGCGGGATCACTGGGAACATCAACAACCAGACTGATCTGATCGCGCTCATCTCTCGCTCGGTCGGCGCAGGCATGGGCGCTGCGATGTCGTTCATGGACGACGGAGCTAGCGAGGACTTCTACCCGGTCATCAGCGCCTCCGGCACCGGCACCGTGGGGCCGACTGGGCCTCCCGGAGCACCGGGGCCAGCCGTATTCATGTCGCTCGACGACGTGGATGTCGAACCGTCTCCAGTCATTCCCGGCACGGCGGGGGCTCAGGGATCGCCCGGTGCGCCGGGCTCCTCACTGTCGATCTTCCTTCAAGCGGACGACGTAGACACGGAGCCGGCTCCGATGGTGCCTGGTACGCCGGGAACGAACGGCTCGCCGGGCTCCGCGGGGCTTCAGATCTTCTTGCAAGCCGACGATGTGGATACCGAGCCCGCACCGATCGTTCCCGGTTCGGCGGGCGCTGCCGGCACTCCGGGGTCTTCAGGGCTTCAGATCTTCCTCCAGGCGGATGACGTCGATACCGAACCCGCTCCGATGATCCCCGGCTCGCCCGGCGCGAGCGGTTCGGCAGGGGCGAACGGTCAGCCTGGACCGGCTGTGTATCTCGAGGCCGAGCCCGGCGAGGATGGGCAGACCATCGTCGGCCCCCAAGGCATTCAAGGCCCTAGTGGAGGTGGAGGCGGAACGCTCACTCAGGCGACGGCCGTGTTTCCGTTCCCCGCGAAGTACAGCGGGGTCGCGAACGTGGTGGACGCGGCGATGGGCGCGACTGACAAGGTGGTGATCTCGATCGCTGGCTCCCCGGAGACTCAGGAGAACGCCAACGACGCGCTGGATCCGCTCATCATGCGAGCTGTGCCCCAGGCTGGCTCGTTCGACTTGCAGATGAGCTGTCTCACTCCGTTCGCTGGCTCCGTGGTCGTCAATTACTCGAGGGCTGCGTAATGGCGATTCTCTACGACGAGCGTGGCAATCCGATCACGGTCAACTTCCCGGATGGCATCACCGGGGTTGTGGTGACGGATGCTCGCGCTGCGACCGTAGTCCTATCTGCGCTCAACGCCGAAGCCGACATTGATCTGAATGGCGTGTCTCATGTGCTGGTCGATGCCAGAACGGCAGCCGGCAACCTGAGCTTCGTCTTCGAGGCCACGTTGGATGGCGTGAACTATTTCGCGCTGCCTGCATTCGCCGAGAATCAAAATCTCGCCGCTGTGCTGATAGCCGAGCAGTTCGTCAACACGATAGTCGTAGCGACGACGCTGACGGGGCTCTACTCGGTCGGTGTGTCGGGATTCCGTCGCTTTCGCATCCGAGTCTCGGCGTTCACGTCGGGCAACGTCACGATCGGTTTGCGATCCACGCCGTCCAACGACATTCTCTACTCTCGCCCGATTCCAAGCACGCTGCATGTCACGGCGACGGCCGCCGCGAACACTATCGCGACTGCGACGCTTCCGGCAGCCGGCGCGGGTCTGTTCCACTACATCACGAACATCAACCTGATGCGGAACGCGACGGCGGCGCTGGCTGGCACGGCGACACTCATTCATACGAGCACGAATCTTCCCGGCAACCCAGCGTGGAGCGTGGGGAACGCGATGGCGGCCGGAGGAACGCAACTCGATCTCGACTACTCTCCGACGACGCCGCTCAAGAGCAGCGTAGCGAACACAGCCACGACCGTCGTGATGCCGGCTGCGGGCGCAGCCGTGCTCAATCGTCTCAACGTCTCATATTACGTAGGACAGTAGGAGTCCATCATGCAGAACCGACCATACAAGGCGATCGTCGCGATCACCAACGCCGTCACGAACTTGGTCAATCCAGGTACGACGACGGGTGGCGTGAACAGCGGAACGCCGCAGAACCTACGTATCATCATCACGCACATCCGCGTGCTGAACAAAACGGCCGCAATTCACAACTTCTCGTTCTACATCGGAGCGACCGGAGGTTCGGCGGCTGGTACGGAGTTCATGGGGACAGCCAAGAGCGTCCCCGCGAACGACGCCGTGGACTGGTACGGTCGCATTCCGCTGGACGTCGCGGACTTCCTGACCGGAGTTGCCGATGCGAACACGTCGCTCGTCGCGGAGTTCGACGGCGAGATTGGAGTGGTGTGATGCGAAACCTATTCAAAATCATTCCCGCCGCTGTCGCGGCAGTCGCCCTCGCAGTCGTTGGCGTCTCTCTCGCGCAGATCGGCGGTGGGGGCATCACAGGCGGCGGGGGAAGCGGCGAGACCAGCGGCAACTTCACGGTCTCGTACAACAGCGGGTTCAGCAGCGTCCCGACTCAGATCATCAACTACGACCTGATCGGGCACATCGTCACCCTGCGCTTCACTCAGGACGTTACCGGGACCAGCAACGCGATCGGATTTGCAAACAATGGAACTAGCGGAGTTCCGGCCGCGTACAGACCACTCGCAGATGTCCCGTTCTGGGGCCTCGCTTGCACGGACAACGGGGCGACGACCTCGTGCTGCCTGGTGATCCACGCTAACAACGGGGGCATCGACTTATCTCCGGTCACGGTGAATACAGAGCGCTGCTCTGCGAGCTGGACGAGCAGTGGAACGAAGGGGATGCAGACCGGCGCGACGCGAGTGAATCAGATAACCTATTCGCTACTCTAGGAGCATGAACATGCCCGGACCCAAGTACGTTAAGGACTTCGAGTTTCCGAGCAACTTCGGATTCTCGGGATCCGCGACCGATCGCGTTACGACTCCCGTGAAAGCGTACGAGCGAGGCAAGCCCAAGTTCGCTGAGGGCGGCCCTGTCAAGGACGATACAGCCAAAGGCTACGTGACCGACAAAAGCGGGAACACGAAGGTCGCTCAGGCTCCAGCGCCACCGAAGCCGAAGGGCGATACGGTGCAGATCGATCCCAAGGGCACCGTCGATACGCTGCGCGGCGGTCAACGCGAGCGGCAGATGAAGGAGCTGGGGCTCAAGAAAGGAGGCAAGGTCAAGAAAGGTCTTGGCGGCTTCCTCAAGCGATTGGTCAAGAATCCGATCGCGAACCCGATGGCCTCGAAGTCGGTACGGAAGGTCATGGACCCCGTTTCTTCGAGGCTCCTCTCGAGAAACAAGTCGGCTCCCGCTCCCGCTCCATCTCCCGTAGCGAACCGTCCCGTGAGCGCCCCTCGACCAGGGATGCGCCCCATGCCGATGCCGGTGATGGGCGGCCCGATGATGCGCTCGAAAGGTGGCAAGGCGAAGCCGAAGTTCGCTGAGGGGGGCTACGCGAACAACGGGATCAAGACCTCGGGGCTCAACCAGGGCAACGCGACCGATCAGCGATCGGATCCTTCGAACAACATGAATCAGCAGACGGGGGGGAAGACTCCGCTGCGTCAAGGGTTCAAGGCAGGCGGCCCATTGCGTCGAGCTACGGGTGGCCCGGTGACAGCAGCTCGAGGCGGAGACGTCGCTCAAGATCGCAAGATGATTAAGCAAGCGATCAACAAGCACGTCGCAGCTCCGAAGCCGCGTGGTCATGGCGTCCCTGGTAAGATGCGCGGTGGAGCTGCCTACTAACCTTTTCGGTTCGGTTTCAAGTATTCCCCCGTGGCCGGCTGTATGAGTAGGCCCGTCTTCTTTCTAAGAGGGATGGGCTTTGACTACAAGCGGAACGGTCTCCACGACAGTCTTCAAGACGCGGAAGGTAATCGAACTAGCCTACCGCGGCTGTAAGATCCCACCACAGAAGCTCGGGCCAGAGCGCATCCAGACAGCGCTCGATCTCCTGTTCCTTCGACTCTCGTCGATGGTGAACAGGGGCGTTGCGCTCTGGGCGGTGCAGAAAAACATTCTGCCAATCTATCGAGCGACGCAGGACGTTCCGTTGCCCGTGGGCAGCGTGGATCTCCTGAACTGCAACCTCCGACAGCTCCAGCGGATCACGGGCACCTACACCAGCTCGAGCGGGACGGCGGCGAATGCGTTCGACAGCGATCTCTCGACCTTTTGTCAGGAGAGTGCGCCGGCTGGTTTCATCCAAGCTCAGTTCACGTCGGCGACGCAGATCACGAACTTCGGGATCATGCCGCACGCGACTGCGACATGGAGCATCACGCTGCAAGGCTCCAACGACGGCGTGAGCTTCACGACGTTCTATACGAACACGACGTTCGCAGCGGTAGCGGGGCAATGGCAATGGTTCGACGTCGAGGGCATGGCGAACTGGACGTACATCCGCCTCGTTGGTGGCGCGACGACGACGCTCGACGTTACTGAGCTGTATCTCGGTAATCTGCCGTCCGAGATCCCGTGTGCGGCGCTCAATCGAGATCAGTACTCGGATCTGCCGAACAAGTTCTTCCTCGGCCGCCCCGTGCAGTACTGGTACGACAAGCAGCGCACGCAGCCGATCGTGACCCTCTGGCCGTCTCCGGATACGCAGTTCACGTTCTACCAGCTCGTCTGCTACATCCAACGCTACGTGCAGGACGTCGGCACGATGGCTCAAGAGATCGAAGTGCCGCAGAGCTGGTACATGGCACTCGTCGCGCGCTTGAAGGGGGACATCGCGCTCACAGATGAGGAAGTAGACCCCGGTCTCGTAGGCACCCTAGACTCTGTTGGCGATCGGCTATGGAAAGAAGCTTGGGACGGACAGAGCGATGGCTCGCCCACTTATCTCTTTCCCAACATCAGGCCCTACACGCAGTAGACCTAGATGTCGACTTTCATCGATCCCACTGGGCAGCCCACCTACGGCATTGCGCTTTGCGCGCGGTGCAGTCGGAAGTTCCCGCTTGCAGAGCTTTATCCGGATCCGAACTCGCCGGGGCTCATGGTCTGCAAAGAGGATCTCGACGAGCTGGATCCCTACCGTCTCCCAGCTCGAGTCACGGAAGATATTACGTTGCCCTTCGTGCGGCCGGATGTGCCCCTGACCGCGCCTACCGGATTCTCAACCAACCCGCATCTTCCAGCTCCAGTAGCTACGGGCTCGTATGATGGCGTATGTATCACGATAAATTGGTCACTTCCACTTGATGCGATCGGATTTCGAGTATTCCGATCTGTGGATGGGGGAACCTACGATCTCCTTGTTGAAGTCAGCCAGTTCATCTCGTCGTACCGTGATTGTAGCGTTACAAGAAGTGCGCACGCATACAACTATTACGTGATCGCTCTATACACTCTCGGAGATCAGAGCAGTCCCTCCAACGTCGTAAATTTCCCACAACTGCTTCACATGCTAATGGCCGTCGCTACCGACTCCGTGATGACGAGCTTCGACGCGCTCGTGTGGACCAAGCAGGCTGGGGCGCTCTCTGGCATCTGGAATTCGATTTGCTACTCCGATACGTTGAATCGCTGGCTCGCTGTGAACAACTCTGGCGGAGCGATGTACAGCGACGATCTGGGGGTGACGTGGACAGCTTCGTCTGTCAACGCCGATCGGGCGCTGACTTCAGTGGCGTGGTCGACAGTCGCGGGGCTGTTCGTCGCGGTCGCGGCCAGCGGCGATGCGAAGAGAGTGTGGACAAGCCCGACTGGAGCGGTGTGGACCGGGCAGACTCTGACGGGCGGTCGAGAGACGAAGAGCTGGCGGAGAATCATCTACGTCCCGTTTTCCGGGAAGCTGGTCGCCGGAGCCGACTCCGATCCGAACCCGACCATGTACAGCTCGAACGGTACGACGTGGTTGGAAGGTACATGCACGAACTCCTCGTCGTGCAGCTCGATCATGCACAACGGAGCCCGCGTCGCGATGGGGGGGAACGGCCTTCGCACGCTGTTCAGCGACAACGGCGGCGTCGATTGGTCGGACAACGTGTCGCTCCCCAGCGCTCCGACTTGTGGTGCCGCGAGTCCGAGCATATTCGCGTTGGGACAGGCTGGCGTCAGCGGAAACGCTTGGTCATCCCCGACGGCGACAGCCTGGACTCTGAGAGTGATACAGGCAAAATTCTGGACTTCGATGACGTACTCAGCTTCGTTAGGATTGTTCGTCGCTGTCAACAATAATCCGGTACTGGACGCTGTTTCTACTTCGCCTAACGCGATTGCTTGGGCAGCCAGTGTAACCCCAGCGAACTGTAATCTAGCTTGGAACTGTATCTTCGCGAATTGATTTAATAGAGCTTGGTGATAAAGAGGATTTGAGTAAATGGGAATACGTGGGATGACGAAAGAACAGGGTACGACGATCTCGGTGGCGACGGTCTTCGCTATCTTGGCTTCGTTGATTACAGCCTATCCGACTGCTAAGAATGTGTTGGCTGGCGAGATCGAATCTCAGATCAAGCAGCAGACGCAGCCTCTCACCGATGCGTTCTACGTGATCGTGCTCCAGAACATCCAGAATCAGCAGAACTCGATCACGGCGATGGAGTTCAAGCGCGATCACTGTCTTAGCCAAGCCGAGTGCTGGACTCTGCGAGATGCGCAAGACTTAGAAGGGGCTCGAAGAACTCTGCAAGCTCTGCAATCTGCAAAGATGAATCTCGAGAAGAAGTGATGATGTTCGTGCTCGAACGTTTTAGCTACTCGCCCGATGAAACGGAGGGCCAGCTCCGCGTCGAGGGGTATACCTTCGCGACGCTCGAGCGCCCGTGGATCCCGTGGAAGGATCTCGGTGGGAAGCCGTTCGAGTCGTGCGTGCCTGATGGCATTTACGCTCTTGCGCCGTTCACACGCGCCAAGGACGGCAGCGCCTCGTACGTGCTCATCAACGCTGAGCTGGGCGTCTATCCGGACCAGGCGGCGATGAGGGGAGCACCGGGGCGCTACGCGTGCTTGATCCACTCAGCGAACTTCGTCTTCCAGCTCGTCGGCTGCATCGCACCGGGGCTGAAGCGGGGGATCTTGAGGAACAACGGCAACGGCAGCTACGAGCGCGCAGTGCTCTCGAGCAACGACGCGATGCGGATCATCAGGGGGATCTTGGATCCGATGGCTACTGGGGAACACGCTTTGACAATTCGCCCTCGAACGGGCGCGGGAGGAACGGTATGAAGCTCTTCAAAATATCGGTCGCATTCGTTCTGTTGGCATGGGTCGCGCTCGCAGTGGTGCCCCTCTTCGCGTGGGCTCAGGGGCCAACCGAAGGACAGATCAAGGCATGGCTCGAGAGCCCGATCGTGCTCTATTTCCTGATGCTCGCCGGCTCTGCGATCTCGATGATCCGCCAGTGGGGGACGGCGCAGATGGATGGCTCGAACGTAACGTTTTGGACGTACGCGAAGCATCTCCCGGAGCTGTTGACGACGTTCTTCACGAACACGATCGCCTTCGCTCTTCTGATCGAGAACGACTCGCTGAACTTCATCGCGGCCGTATCGATCGGGTACGCACTCAACGACCTTGCGGACTTGAACCCGCAGGGATCTCGTTCGAGTTCTTTGACTAAACCACCGGGAGATAAGCCATGAAGAAACTGTTCTTGCCCCTAGTCGCTATCGCACTGCTTGCCGGATGCGTCACGAGCCCTGTGCAAGTGGCACAGACGACCGAGCAGAAAGCGTACGCACTCTACGGAACGTTCGTGATCGTCGAGGAACAAGCGGTGAAGCTCACTGCCCCCTCGAGCACGCTCACGCCGGCCGTGAAGGCTCCGATCATCAACGCTGTGCAGAAGGCGCAGCCCATCGTCGATTCGATGCTCGCAGCGACTCAGAAGGCCGAGGCTGCGAAAGCGGACTTCGATGCGAAGAAGATCGATACGCCCGCGTTTCAGATCGTCGTCGATAACCTCGGCAACTGGGTTACGCAGGCTGAACCGCTCGTGCTGACTCTAGTGAACGCAGTGAAGGGAGCGCAGAAATGACGCCGATCGAAATCATTCTGATGGTCATCAAGGGCATCGCTACGCTCACGATGAACCCGGCGCTTGGCGGTGGTGGGGTTGGGGCAGCTCGCTCCGCTGCACTGCTCAGCATGCTCGCTACGCTCGTAGAGGGCGGCACGGAGACCGCGAAGGAGCTGAAGGCGTTCGCAGCCGAAATCCAAGCTCTCGTTGACGCGGGGGGTAATCCGTCTCGGGGGCAGTGGGAAGCGATGCAAGCTCGAGACGCCGCAGCTCGAGCAGCACTCGAAGCGAACAAAGCAGCGCTCGAGCCGGCAGCCGGGCCTGCACCGGGGCTCGCTGGTCTTAGCGTTTCGTAACGGAGAACCGACGTGCCGGTAGCTATGACGTTCAATTCGCTCCTTGCGGATCTGCGCACGTACCTCGAGCGCGGAACGCCGAGCGACGTACAGGTCTACAACCAGCTCCCTAGCCTCGTGAACTTGGCCGAGAGAGATCTCGCAACCAAGCTCAAGATCCTGGGAAACAAGAACGTCGCGACGTCTTCATTCGTCGCCGGCACGTCGGTCTACTTGAAACCCGATCGGTGGCGCGAGACCACCTCGTTCAACTTCGGGATCGGTACGTCTCCTCTACAGACGCGCAATCCTCTCTATCCGCGCTCGTACGAGTACTGCCGTTTCTATTGGCCGAACTCGGAGCTGCAAGGGCAGCCGGAGTTCTACGCCGACTACGACTACCAGCATTGGCTGATCGCTCCGACGCCCGATCAGGCGTATCCGTTCGAGGTGAACTATTGGCAGCTCTTGCCGCTCCTCGACGCTTCGAATCAGCAGAACTATTGGACGGACTACGCACCGCAGGCGTTGCTCTATGGGGCGCTCATGCAATGCACTCCGTACCTCAAGAACGACGAACGCATCCCGACGTGGGGGCAGTTCTACACCGACCAGCTCAAGAGCTTGGGCTTCCTGGACGAGAAGGGTCAGGTGGATAGCTCCGACAAGCGCAAGGAGACTTAGAGATGCCGAGCTACACTGACGTCTTTGGCGGGCAGAACGTCTATCCCGCGCAGCTCACGCTGCTCCAGCTCAATCCGCAAACAGCGGACGTGACGCTTGCGTGGCCGACCGAACAGGCGATCCCCGGCCTAAACGTCTTCGCCGACATCATGGAGACGACCCCGAACGCGGGGCTCTCGATCTTCATGCCAGATGCGCGACGCGCCTCGAATGGACAGTCGACGCTCGTCAACAACCTCGGCGCGAACACCGTCACGCTCAAGGACAACACCGGAGGCGTGATTGGCGCAGTGCCTTCGGGGCAGGTGTGGCAGTTCTACCTCGACAACAACACGACGCAGGCAGGCGTCTGGAAGACGTTCCAGTTCGGCACCGGGGCCAGCTCAGCCACGGCCGCAGCTCTCGCGGGTGCGGGGCTCAAGGCGATCACGACCACACTCAACGTGAAGGTGCTGCCGTCGTCGACGGCCGTGACACCAACGAACCTCGTCGACGCCGATCGCGCGACGATGAAGATCTGGACGGGTGGCGTTGGTATCTTCAACCTTCCCAATGCCGCAACGGTCGGATCCGATTGGTTCATCTACATCCGCAATGCCGGCACGGGAAACCTCACGCTCACTCCGCCCGCAGGGCTCATCGATGGAGCGGCGACGAAGGTCTACGCCCCAACGCAGTCTTCGATCATCGTCACCGACGGAACGAACTACTTCACGATCGGCTTCGGTCAGACGAACAGCGGCTTTTTCGATCACGTCTCGATCAACGTTGCTGGCAATGGCGACTACACGCTCACCTCGGGCGCGAATGAGCTGAACCGGATCTCGTACACGCTGACCGGCGTGCTCACAGGTGCTCGGAACATCATCGTTCCAACGACGCCGCAGCAGTACTGGATCTACAACAACACGAGCGGAGCGTTCGCGCTCACCGTGAAGACAGCCGCGGGATCCGGAGTCGTCGTGCCGCAGGGCATGACCATGATCCTCGCGTGCGATGGCAACAACGTCATTGCCGGCGAAGGCATCGTGACGACAGGGGTGATCCCCCCGCAGCTCGGGGGCACGGGGCTCACGACGATCGCACAAGGAGATCTGATCTACGGATCTGCAACGAACGTCTTCTCGGCGCTCGCGAAGGATGCCAACCCGACTCGTTATCTATCGAACACCGGGGCAACGAACAACCCCGCATGGGCACAAGTAGACCTCTCGACGGGGGTCACGAACCGACTCCCCTATGCGAATCTCCCATCCGAAGCCGCGCTATCAGTACTCGGCAACGGAACCAACGGCGCAGCGAACACGGCAGCACTTTCCGCAACGGTCGATGGACAAGTACTGCGTCGTGACGGCGCAGGACCGACCGTTGGGTTTGGCGCGATCGACATCACCGTCTTCGCTACGTGCTCCGGAGCGGCACAGGGCGACTTGCTCTACGGATCCGCAGCTAACCAATGGTCGAAGCTCGCGAAGGACACGGCGGGACTTCGTGCGCTCTTCAACACTGGCACCTCGAACAACCCCCAGTGGCTACTGCCGCGCTTCAAGTCTCAAGGAGCTGCGAACTCCGATTACACATTCGTTCTCGAGGACGGGTGGTCGTGGACTCCGCATACCGGAGCTGCAACTCAGAACTGGACGGTGCCGACGAACGCCTCAGTGGCCTATCCACCGGGGACGATGATTGGCATCTCGAACGATCTCGCAGCGGGGGCGTTGACGATCAAAGCAGCGGCCGGCGTCACGATCGACGGCCACGGCAACTTCGTCACTGGAGCCGGCACGTTCATGGTTCTGCCGCCCGGCTACAAGATGATTCTGATAAAGCAGAACACCGACATCTGGGCCGCGATCACGGATGCGCCGCCCACGGGGACCGCGACTGGAGCAGTCTACGCGGGCTACGTTGGCTCAGACGGCACGACGGGGAATCGGTTGCCCTCTGGGTGGTCCGCAGCGAGAAGCGCCGCTGGTCAGTACACCGTCACGCACAACCTCGGGCTCGCCAACCTGACGCGCCTCGGTGTTGGGCTCTCGTGCATTGGTTCGACCGGAAACAAGGCAGCTCAGCAAGTGACGACTGGAACCGGCAACGCGTTCGATGTGCAGACCATCGACTCCGGAACCGGAACACTCACCGATGAAGCGTTCTCGTTCGTAGCGAGCCCAACGTAACGTGGCTGCCCAACCAATCAGGATCATCTCTAAGCCCGGCATCAAACGGGATGGGACTCGTCTCGAGGGCGAGTTCTACATCGATGCGCAATGGGCGAGGTGGCAGCGGGGTCGAGTCCGAAAGATTGGGGGCTATCTCTCGGTTGCTCAGGATCTCCAAGAGCTGATCTATGGGATCGATTCGTTCTCGGCGAATACGAATCACTACTTGCATCTAGGCAGCGCGAATCAGTGCCAGCAGAGGGTCTTGAACAGCACGGGGGTCTCGATCGGGGCAAACGATCGCACGCCGGCTGGACTCGTTGGCAGCCCCAACAACATCTGGCAGTTCGATGAGATCTTCGAAGCGGGAGCCGTGGGGGACACGGTGCTCGTTGCGCATGCCGCTCCGAATATGAACATCGCGAGCACGGCAGATCGAACGATCTACTACGGAGTAGTGACTGCTGCGGGGATCCTCGTGGCGTCTGCGCAGAGCCCCGTGAGTGGTGGCGGGCTTGCTGTCGGGCCGTATTTCGTGACCTTCGGAAACGGCGGACTCGTGCAGTGGTCCGAGGAGAACGACATCACGGTGCCTGAGAACGGCTCCGCGAACGTGACGCAGCAGAAGCTCATTGTGGGCAAACGGATCCGCGGTGGCGGAGCACCGTCGAGTCTGTTGTGGTCTCTCGACTCGCTGCTCCAAATGACGTTCCGGGATGTTGTTGGAGGGGTAGTCGAATGGGCTTTCGATACGATCTCTGACGACACCTCGATTCTCTCGAGTCGTAGCGTCATCGAGTACGACGGCGTGTATCTGTGGCCCGGAGTCGATCGATTCTTGATGTACAACGGCGTCGTTCGCGAAGTGCCGAACGACATGAACATCAATTACTTCTTCGACAACCTCAACTTCGCGATGCGGCAGAAGGTCTTCGTGATGAAGGTGCCGCGCTTCGGAGAGATCTGGTGGTGCTATCCGCGCGGCAACGCGACGGAATGCACGCACGCGATCATCTACAACATCCGCGGCAACTTCTGGTACGACACGCAGCTCCCAGATCAAGGGCGCACAGACGGTCTGTTCGCTAAAGTGTTCAACAAGCCATTCATGACCGGCGCTCAGCTCAACGGAGGTCGGTACGATCTCTGGCAGCATGAAGCAGGCGTCGATTCGATTCGGCTTGGGGATACGCAGCCGATTCCTTCGTTCTTCGAGACCCACGAGTTCTCGTTGTACGAGGCTGAAGACGCTCAGCAGCTCGAGAACAAATCGATCAAGGTATCCGTACTCGAGTCCGACTTCGTGCAAGCAGGGGCGCTCACGCTCACCGTCAATGGGCGCACCAACGCGAGATCTACGGTATACGCCAGCGATCCCGTCACGATTCCGGAGACGTCGACTGGGCCGGATGACCAAGTGTCTTATTTGAAGGAGAATCGCCGGCTGATGAGCTTCAAGTTCTCGAGCAACGTAGTTGGTGGCAACTATCAGATGGGGAACATCGTCGCTCACATCGAGAAGACCGACTCGAGGTACACGCAATGAGGACGGTGATTGCGCCTCGAGACATGCTCGAGCAAGACTGGTTCGATCGAACGACTCAGCTCTTTGCAGGTACTCTCCCGCCATTCAAGCTCATCGGTGGGGAAGATTGGCGAGAGTGGGCATCAGCAGCGCGTCGAGTCGTGTCTGATCTTCCAGACCCTTACAATTTCCAAGCGTGGCAGCTCTGGGCTGAGCGCTTCAACCTAGTGATGGGTGCCGCATGACGAGGATCGTTTACACGGAGCAGGCGAGTGCGATCGAGGATCCGATCACGATTCGGATCTACGAGCCGGTACGCTACGCCGAGGGCGGATTGCATACGCACGCCGAAGCAGTGCGGCAAGCCGGGAGATTCGGTGATGACGTGTTACTGCACGTCACTCCCGACGAGTTTCAACAGCTCCAACAAGCGTGGGGAGATCCGACTCGAAATCCCGTGACAGGACTCCCGGAGTACGGTTTTCTCAGCAAGGTCTTCAAAGGCATCGGCAAGATCGCGAAGCTCGATCCAGTCATCGGCAGTAAGTCGGTCCAGCACTTCGGAAGTAAGGTCGGCAAGGGGCTCGGAAAGGTTCTTCAGAATCCGATCGTGCAGAAGCTCGGTCCGATCGCAGCGAATTTCTTCCTGCCCGGCGTTGGTGGTTTGATCGCGAGCGCGGCGCTCGGTGCAGTGAACGCGAAGCTCAGCGGCGGCAGCGGTAGCGATCTACTCAAAGGCGCTGTGAAGGGGGGGCTTGGGCACTTCATCTCAGGGGGAGGGCTAGGAGTTGGCGATGCGGCTACGCATCCGCTCTCTAGCATGTTAGGGGGAGGGGGAGGCGGAGGGTCGGGGCCGCTCTCGAAGATCTTCGGGGGCGGCTCCCGAGCTGACTTCGCTGCGCCTGGTGGCGTGGGTGGCGCGCTGACACCAGAGGACTACGTATCGGGTGCCGGCGTCGGTAGTGGTGGTGGAGGTCCGCTGTCGAAGCTCACTGGCCTCTTCAAGAACTCTCAGGGCAATCCCGCGTGGGGCAAGATCGCGGGAGCTGGGCTCGGTGCGCTCGCGCTCATGAAGGGAGTCAACGATCAACCGAGTGGGCATCTCGGGCCACAGGTACAGCCGAATCCGGCCGACTTAAAGCACCTTCAACCGACGCCATTGAACCGACAAGTCGTGGGGCTCCCGAGCAATCAGGACTACTACACTTACGGACAGTCTGGAGGCGAGCACAACTTCTTCCAGCCGATGCGCGCGGGCGGTCACTACATCAAAGGACCGGGAACGGGGCGCAGCGATCAGATCGACGCAAAGCTCTCCAACGACGAGTACGTCATGGACGCAGAGACCGTCTCGTTGCTCGGAGATGGCTCACCGGAGGAGGGCGCTCGTCGTCTCGATCAGCTCCGCACGAATCTTCGCAAGCACAAGGGACAGCAGCTCTCAAAGGGCAAGTTCTCCTCGAACGCGAAGCCACCCGAGGACTACTTGCCGAAGGAAGCGAAAGGGGGGCTGTTCCATCCAGGCGAGGGCAGCATGGAAGCGCTCCGTTCTCGTCGACAAGCTAAAGGCATGATCTCTCCAACCGCTACGGCAGATGTCCCGCTTCAGAACAAACGTCGTCTGATCGACATGCTCGAGAACAAAAAGCCCGACTACTCGAATATGTCGGATGCAGATCTCGCCGACGTAAGTAAATGGCTCGATGCGATTCGCAACACGCCTCCGCCTCAGAAAGCGAAGGGCGGGCGGATCCCACCGATCGGCCCCGAGCTACGTGCAGTGACGGGAGGGATGCCGAAGAGCGACGAGATGCGTGCGGCTTCGTTGGCAGCCGTGCAGCGCTTCCGAGATGCGCTCAAGGCTCAAGCAGCACAACAAGCACCCCCAGTCGCTAAGCCCGCACCAACGCAGCAGCAAGAGCTGCTCAAGTTCTCAAAGGGCGGTGCAATCGCGGCCATGAACAAGTTCGCTGACGATCTCGAGGAGCAGCTCGAGTCGGGAAATACCGAGCGGATCAAGCAGCTCAAGTCTCAGATGGATACGCTTCATACAGGGCTCGGGAGTCTCTTTGACGCCCACATGCTGACGGGAACGGAGTAAACCATGTCGTCGATCACCGATTTTCTCTTCGAGGGCAAGCCCCCGGCTCCAGTTACGACGTACGGCAGTACCGTCTCGAACATGCCGACATGGATGTCCGACTACGCCAATAGCGTCCTCAGTGGTGCTGCTGGCGCGGGGTCAGAACCGTACCAGCCGTACACCGGCCCTCGGGTCGCGCCACTGAACCCGGATCAGCAAGCAGGGTTCCAAGCGACTCGCGATACGGTCGCGAACCAGAAGGGACCGCTCTCGCTCGCGCAACCATATCTCGATCAAGCGGGGAAGACGTTCACCGGATCCAACGTAACGGATTACATGAATCCGTACATTCAGAACGTCACCGATCGCAATGCGGCGCTCACCGGGCGCGCGATCAACGAGCAGCTCTTGCCGGCGCTCGCTTCGAAGTTTGGATCCTACGGGCAAGACACTCGGTCCTCGGCGTACCGAGCTGAAGCGGACCGAGGCTCTCGAGATCTCATGGAGAGCTTGCAACAGCAGAACAACGCATTGCTGTCGCAGGGCTACCAGCAGGCAGGCGAGCAATTCTCTAGCGACGCCGGCCGCAACGCGCAGCTCGCGCAGATCATGGGACCGTTGGCACAATACCAACAGCAGATTGGGCTCGGGGGAGCCAACGCGCTCCAGAACATCGGCGCGACGCAACAAGGCGAGACGCAGAAGTCCCTCGATACGGCGTACCAGGACTTCCAGCAACAGAGAGACTACCCGAAGACACAAATCTCGTGGATGCAATCGTTGCTCAATGGGATGCCGTTCGATCAGTCCAAGTCGACGTCGCAGGATCAGATCCCGTCGAACTATCAGCCGTCGGGACTCTCGCAAGTTGGGAGCACGGCGGCGGACATCGCTGGGTTGCTCAAGATGTTCAACATTGGTGGCAGCAAGCGTGGCGGTCACATCCGATTCAACCGCGGGGGTCCGTTGAACTATGCCTTTGCGTAACTACGATGAAGGTGGCCCTGTCGACGACACCGACGAGCTGGGGCCGCGTACCGATGGCACGGAGCTTCCTCCGGTTTCCCCGACGCAGGCATATCTGCTCAATCAGATGCTCAACCCCTCGAAGGAAGAGCAGCGGATCGTCGGGCAGATGGGGCAGTCGGCCGAGGATGTGCGAGCTGCTCTGAAGGCGTACCGAGCGCGGATCCAAGCTCAGCAGTACAACCCCGCGGAGAAATGGTTCTCCATCGCGGCCGGTCTTGGTCGCCCGACTCGAACGGGTGCCTTTGGCGAATCGATGAGCAACCTCGGCGACGAGCTGCAACGATACTCGATGCGCTCGGGCGAGTTCGAACGCAACAAGACTGACCAGCTTGGCAAGCTCGACTTGGCGATCTCGCAGACGAACGATCCCTTGTTGCAAGCACAGCTCTCTCTCGAGAGGGTTCGCGAGTCGCAGCGAGCACGCATCGGTGCTGCGATGATGCGCCCACAAAACACGCACAACATCACATGGAAGAGTGATGGCACTCAATGGATCCCGTTGGATCCGATCACTGGACAGCCCGTACCGGGCGTCGCTCCGATTCCCATCAAGAAACTCGAGGAGGAGCCTTCGCTCGATCCCGACACCATTCAGGACGCCGCGACGATCGTCATGCTCGATCCGAATCGGATTAGGGACTACACAGCGTACGGCCAAGCAGGCAAGGCCGATCGCGCAGCGATCCAGAACGAGATCACACATCGAATGAAAGAGTCTGGGATCACTGCTGCGGATCTCGCGCTGATGCGAACGAACGCACATTCTCAACAGCTCAGCATTCAGAAGATGGTCGCGCAGCAGAACGCATTGACCGCGTTCGAGGGGCTTGGCAAGTACAACGGGCAGCGACTCATCGAACTGGTCGACAAGATCGATGATACGAGCGTTCCGTTCATCGAAGGGATCACTCGCCACTTGAAGAAAGGTGTTGGCGAGGTCGATCCCGCGGAAGCGTCGTCGGTGTGGACGACGTTTACGACCGAGGTCGCGAGGATCCTCGGCAACCCGAACATGACTGGCGTGATCTCCGACTCTGCGCGGCACGAAGCTCAGCAGATGATCTCTGGCAGCTTGAGTGCCGCTGCGACACGTCGCGTGGTCAATCGTCTCTTCAACGAGTTCGACATGCGCGGTCGACTCCTACAAGAGCAAATTCTCGCTGCTGGGGCCTCGATGGTCGGGGGAGTGCGCCCGAAGCCACCGCCCGCGGATGAGGGCGCTCTCACACCAGAAGATCAAGCCGAGATCGATGCAGCTCGAGCACAGGGCGCAC